CGGACGGGTGACAGCGCGCTAGACTCAAGCGTCGAGGCGTATCTCCGCAACTGGTCAAATGACTGCGATATTACTGGCAGGCACAACCTGCTTTCACTCACCCAACTGGTGCTTCGCGCTGTTCTTGTCGATGGTGATTGTGGCGTTCTTGTTGCGCGGGAAAAGGGACAGCTAAAATTGCAAAGCATCACCGCAGACCGCATCGGTCGCGACATCGACCTCAACCAGAACGACTCAAACTATATCGGCGGGATCACGATTGACGAGCGTGGCCGCCCGGTGAGCTACCGCGTCTATCAGAGGAACAGCTCCGGCGCGTATCAAGACTTTGTGGAGCAGCCCGCAGAATACTTCTGCCATGTTTTTGCCCCGACTCGGCTCGACGAATACCGGGGCCGCAGCGTCATGGCGACCCTGCTCGACGATGCCGCCGACATCAGCGATATCATCGAGTATGAAAAGCTCGCCGCTCGGTGGGCCAGCTCGCAAGCGGGAGTGGTGAAGACCGAATACGGGGCCGACGAGGAAATGGCGAGTGTCCTGCGCGGCGACCAAGACAGCTTCGGCAACGAGATCAAGCTGACGGCATTGGAACCCGGGCGCATTAATTACCTCAACACGGGCGAGAGTATGGAGGTCTTCAAATCTGGCGACCGACCAGCGCAAGCCTTCCAAAACTTTGTCCAATACCTAGAGAACCGAATGTGCCGCGCGATGGGCGTCTCCGCTCGCGTGGTATTGGATCGGCCCAGCGCAGGCCCAGAGGCGCGTAAGGATCTCATGCAGGCCGAGCGCACGTTTGACTTTTGGCGCGCGCAGATGGAGAGCCAACTCCTAAACAAAGTTATTCGCATGGTGCTCATGGATGCCGTGGTCAAGGCCGAGCTGCCCAACGATCCGAACATCACACGCGGAGAATGGCAGTGGCCGGGGTCGGTCAGTATCGACGCAGGCCGCGATGCTCGTGCCGACATAGAACTATGGCGCACTGGATTGACCACGGCTGCCGAACTCTACGGAGAGAACGGACGCGATTGGGAGTCGTCGCTTCGCCAGCGCGCGAAAGAATCCGCTTTCATTAGCCAGCTTGCTATCGAAAACGGAGTCAGCACAGAGTCGATCAGCGGAGGCCAGCCGAGCGTTGCAACCGATCCAAATTTAGCCCCTTCTCCATCTGCTCCTTCTGCACAGCAAACTACAGCGCAAGATCAAGTCGCAATGCAGTCACAATTTGCGATCCCATCGGAATACGGACACATAAACTTCAAGCCAACCGTGGAGATGGCACTTGAGGCGCAGCGTGGACTGAAGTGGCGCAACGAATTTAACAGGGGCGGCACGATGGTTGGAGTCGCTCGCGCTCGTGATATTGGAAACCGAACAAACCTATCGCCAGACACCATTCGCCGGATGCACAGCTACTTCGCTCGTCATGAAGTGGACAAACAGGGAGAGGGATTTAGCCAAGGCGAAAACGGATATCCCAGTGCAGGACGCATCGCGTGGGCCTTGTGGGGAGGCGATGCTGGCGCATCATGGGCTTCCGCTCGCGTTGACCAGATGGGTGTTGCCGATGATTCGCTAGAACTATCCGTTCCAGACGAAAATATAGTCATGGCGATTCCGACTCCAGAAGGTGGAGAAGACGAGCAGAAATTCATTGGACGATGCATGGGCGATGCGGCCATGAACGCAGATTACCCAGACGAAACGCAGCGCGCTGCCGTTTGCTATTCGTCGTGGAAGCAAAATTCTTAATGGGACGTTGCCTCAAAAGGTCGCTGCGGTGACTGGCTTGTAGGTTCTACGCCTGCCGTCCCGCCTTTTTGACAAGCATCGAGAGGAATGGTCAGCAAAACAGACTTCGCCGCAGTCATTGGCGAGATTGATATGGAGAACGCCGTCATTTCCGGCGTGAGCGTAATCACTTCCGGTGAGGCCAAGGGGCACGGGATGCTCGTGGACGGAGAGACATTGCAGCAAGTGAAGTCTGCCGCTGAGACTTACACTGGCGGACTGAAGGTGAAGACCGATCACTTCTCTGGATTCAATCAGATCGTTGGAACTCTCAAGAATTTCGTGATCGACGGCGACCAGCTACGTGCCGATCTGTATTTGCTGAAAGCGCATGAGGCTACGCCTCGTATTTTGGAGATGGCAAATATGATGCCAGGATCTTTCGGTCTTTCAATCAGCTTCAGCGGAGAGCACATGACCGATGCAGCCGATGCGACCTTCGCGCGGTGTTCCGAAATCTATTCCGCTGATCTCGTCGATCAGCCCGCAGCAAATCCGAACGGATTGTTCTCGTCCCAAGTTGACAGCACGCTTGCTGTCATGACTCCAGAAGAAGTTGCCGCAGCGATTCAAGAGGCTCTTGCTCCCGTGATGGCTGAAATCGCCGCTCTCAAACAAGCCGCGATGCCTGCCGACACCAGCACCGAGGGCGATATGCCCTCCATCGAAATCTCAGCGTCAAACACTCCTGTCGATAAAACAGCGATGAGCGAACTCGCCTCCGAACTCGCCGCGATCAAAGGCATCGTCTCCAACTTCGGAGCGGTTCCCGCCCCGGTGAGCGTGGCGACCGACAAGGCCGCTGACGTTAGCGAGCCGACCAACTTTCAGCAAGCGCTGGCCAAGGTGAAGTCCGAGGGACTCACCGGCATCGCCGCAACCAAGGAAACCATCAACCGCTACCCGACTCTGTTTGTCGAGGCGCGCAACAACGGCATCCGCACCCTTTAATTTTATGGCCATCCAAATCGACGGAAACTTCCGCACCTTCAGCTTCGCAACCGCGATCAGCGCATTTCGCCTGGTCAAGGTCAGCGGAGATAGTGCCGCGACTGCGGCCACAAACGGTTCCGCAATCGGAATCGTGCAAGAGGACGCCGCCGCGACCGACATCGCGACCGTGAAACTTTTCAACCCGACATTCTTCGCGACTGTCTCCGGTGCTGGCGTTTCCGCCGGGGCTGTGGTTCACGCTATCGCTGACGGCAAGGTTGCCTCCGCTGGCGGCGTGAGCATGGGCTACGCGATCAACGACGGAACCACGGGCGACATCATCGAGATCGCCATCCCCCTCTCTGGCGCAACGACAACTTTCTAACCGAAAACTCTTATGGCATACGCAAACTCCAACGCACTTCCCCGCGCGGAAATCTCGCAAGCGGTTTTCGAGGCGCAGAGCAATTCCAACGCTCTTCCCTTCATCGGCCTCCAGGCTTATCCGATCCTGACTGTTCCCGCTCGCAGCGGTGAATATTTGAAGATCGATGTCGGCACTGGCGAGGTCTTCAATCCCGATGGCCTCAAGACGGAAGCCGGATCGAACCGTGCTCGCGTCACCCGCCGCTTCACCTCGGACACATACGCTTGCTCGTCCTTCGAGTTGGAAGAGTTGCTGCCCGATGAGACAGCGATGGACTTGGGACGCTACTTCGACGTCGAGGTCGCCTCTGCTTCCTTCCTCAACACGCAGCTGCTGATCGGTCACGAACAGCGCGTTGCCGACATTGTTTTTGGAACCGGCTTCAGCGCGATCAGCGCGACCGCCGCCTACACCGCTGGGGCCACGGGCAACATCGACCTCGCCTTTGACGTTGATGCCGCGCAGGTCGAACTCGCTAAGAAAAACGTGCAGGCCGATACGGTCATCATGTCGCTGCAGGTTTTCAACCGCGTCCGCCGCAGCACCAACCTCCTCACCAACATCTTCGGACTGGTCAAGGCCGACGTTCGCCCAGCGAGCGCGCAGGAAGTTGCCGAGGCTCTCGGAGTGTCGCAGATCCTCATCGGTCGCGCGGCCAAGAACGGCGCGAAGAAGGGTCAGACCTACTCGGGTTCTTTCATCTGGAACAACTCCAAGATCGCCGTTGCGAAGCTCGGAGCCGGGGAGTTCAACTCCGGTGGCGTTGGCCGCACACTGCTCTGGAGTGAGGACAGCCCGACTGCGGTGGTCGCCGAGACTTACCGCGACGAGGCCCGCCGCTCGAACGTCATCCGCTGCCGCCACAACACGGCTGAGAAGACCATCGACGCCTCCTGCTTGGTTCAGATCGACACCAGCTACGCCTAAGAAAACTTGTTCT